CCTAACTTTTTACATCCACAGTTGAGGCTTCGACCCTATGGCTAACCCCAGGCTGCCGGCCCTGAAGGCTGAAGTCAGCGGCGCCGCCATGAAGAATCCGCAGCGCCATCGCGACAGAAAGGCCGTTCGCGTTCGTGCGCTTGGTGAGCCGTACGCTCGGATGACCGCTGGCCAACAGGAGGCTTGGCGGGAGTTTGCGGAAGACCTGCCGTGGCTCAACAGCGCGCACCGGGCCTTGCTCCAGGTGGCGTGCGTCCTGCGAGATCGGATGAACACGGACCCGGATATCGGGATCACGGCGCTGAGTGCCTACAGCGCCATCCTGTCCAAGCTCGCGGCCACGCCGGTTGATGACAGCAAGGTCAACCACGGCGACGAAGAGGACGAAGACCCTGCCGACGCCTTCTTCACCAGATCGCACTAGGCATTACGCCGGGGCGGTAGTTGCTGGGGAGATCGTCGCCGGGCCGCACGTCCGTAACGCCTGTCGCCGGCACTTGGCGGACTTGGAGCGGACGGACGGAATCTGGTTTGACGCCGAGGCGGCGGAGCGAGCGTTCGGGTTTTTTGAGGGCGTTCTCAAACTGAGCGAAGGCCAGTTCGAGGGTCAGCCGTTTATCCTGCATCCATCGCAGGCGTTCATCATCGGCTCGCTGTTCGGGTGGAAGCGGGCGGACGGAACGCGGCGTTTTCGTCGGGCCTACATCGAACAGGGCAAGGGCAACGGCAAGTCACCGCTTGCGGGCGGGATCGGCATCCTGGGGCTCGCTGCGGACGGTGAGGCTGGGGCTCAGGTTTACGCCGCAGCGGCCAAGCGTGAGCAGGCGGGCATCCTGTTTGCTGACGCCGTGAAGATGGTGAAGCAGTCGCCGGCCTTGGCCAAGCGGCTGGAGTTCTCCGGCGGTGCGGGGCGAGAGTTCAACATCGCGCACCACTCGTCGGGAAGCTACTTCCGGCCCGTGTCGCGGGACACCGGCAAGACGGGTTCGGGGCCTCGGCCTTACTTCGTTCTGGCGGATGAGGTCCACGAGCTGCCCGACCGGCGCATCCTTGAAATGCTGGAACGAGGCTTTAAGTTCCGCCGGCAACCGCTGCTGTTCATGATTACGAACAGCGGATCTGATCGCAACTCGGTCGCGTGGGAAGAACACGCTCACGCGGTCAAGGTCGCGGCGGGAAATCCTGACGCGGTGACGGACCCGACGTTCCTCGGACAAGTGCTGGACGATACGACGTTCAGCTATGTTTGCGCGCTGGACGAGGGCGACGACCCGCTCCGCGACCCGTCATGCTGGATCAAGGCTAACCCTCTTTTGGGGGTCACGATCACCGAGGAGTATTTGCGCGAGACGGTCGCGCAGGCCAAGGCGATCCCCGGCCAGCTCAACGGGATTTTGCGGCTGCACTTCTGCATCTGGACCGATGCCGAGACCGCATGGATGACGCGGACGGCGCTAGAGCCGAGCATCGCGGATTTTGAGATTGAAGACCACCACGGGGCGGATGTCTGGTTAGGGCTGGACCTGTCGCAAAACCGGGACATCACCGCGCTCGGCGCCGTGGTGAGGACGGGGACCACGGCAGAGGGCAAGCCTACGTTCGATGCGTGGGTGGAAGCCTGGACGCCGGGCGACACGCTGGCGGCGCGGGAATTGCGGGACAAGCTTCCGTATCCGGTGTGGGTCCGTGAGGGCCACCTTCACGCACCGCAGGGCGAAAGCATCAGCTTCCGCCATGTGGCGCAAACGCTGGCCGAGTACGACCGGGACTTCAGCGTTCAGCTCGTGGCGTATGACCGCTTTGCGTTCCGGCGGTTTGAGGAAGACATCGACGAACTCGGCCTGTCGGTTCCGTTCGCGGAGCATCCGCAAGGCGGGCTGAAAAAGGGCAAGCCGCTCACGACGGGCGGCGACGGGCTCTGGATGCCCGGCTCAATCCGACTGCTGGAAGACGCGCTTTTAGAGGGCCGCATCCGGCTCAAGCGCAACCCTGTCCTGATCTCGGCGATGATGTCGGCGGTGATCGAAGAGGACAAGTGGGGCAACCACTGGCTGGCTAAAACCCGGTCAGTCAACAAGATCGACGCCGCGATTGCGCTGGCGATGGCAATGGGAGCGGCAAGCATGGGTGAGCAAATCGCTCCGGCCTCCCCTTGGGATGACCCCTCTTACTCGTTGGCCGCCGCATGAAGCTGTTCGGCTACGAGTTCGGTGGTCGCGATGGCCGTAAGGATGAGGAGCGCGTCATCACGTCGGTGACGGGCATGGAACGCCCTGGCTCCAGCATCCTGCAACTGATCGGCGTGACGAGCGCCACGCTGCCCACCGTGACGATTGATAGCGCGCTTTCGGTTCCGGCTGTGTCGGCGGCGGTGTCGTTCCTGTCTGGCAGCATGGCGAATCTTCCGCTGCACGCCTACCGCGTCAAGAAGGGCGGATCGGAACGGCTGAAGGACGGCGTTCAACGCCTCATGAATGAGGCGCCGAACCCGGAGTGGACGTCCTTTGGGATGCGCAAATACCTGTGGCAACAAGTGTTCACGGGCGGTCGAGGGCTGGCGTGGATCGAGCGCGACGGTTCCAAGATCGTCGCCATTTGGCCGATGGACCCCGGCGAAACGCAGATCACCCGCCTCGGTGGCCGCAAATTCTACAACTACGGCGGCAAGCGATACGAGGCTGCCGACGTAATCGACATCCCGTTTATGCTGAAAATTGACCAGCTCGGGTCTTATAGCCCGATCACGATGGGCGCGAAGGCTATCCAGCTCGCGCTGGCGATGAACGACTATGCGTCAGGGTTCTTTGCCGGTGGCGGTGTTCCTCCGTTGGCTCTGGTCGGGCCGATGCCTGCCGGGCCTGAAGCGGTCAAGCGGGCGCAGGCGGATATCAAGCGCGCGATCACGGCGGCCAAGTCCAGCGGCGATGCAGTGTTTCCGATCCCTGCCGGGTACGATCTCAAGCCGGTCGGCTTTGACCCCGACAAGGGCCAGATGACCGAGGCCCGGCGCTTCCAAATCGAGGAGTTCGCCAGGATTTGGAACCTTCCGCCGGTCTTCCTGCAAGACCTGACGCACGGGACGTTCAGCAACACCGAGCAACAGGACTTGCATTTGGTCAAGCACTTAATTGCTCAATGGGCCAAGGCTTTCGAGGAAGAGTGCAATCTTAAACTGTTCGGCCAGCGGCCCGGCGGCCTCTACGTTGAACACAATCTGGACGGCCTGATGCGCGGTGACTTCAAGTCGCGGATTGAGGGGCTGGCCCGTGGCGTTCAGTCGGCGATCCTAACGCCTGACGAGGCCCGCGCGCTGGAAAATCGTCCGGCGATGCCAGAAGGCGGCAGGCTCTACATTCAGGGGGCGACCGTCCCGCTCGGCTCGCAGCCGGTCACGAACAACGGAGGGGCGAATGACCCTGGAAACTCGGACGCTAACCCGTCCGGTTGAGGTCCGCGCCGCTGGTGACAGTGGACGGACCATCGCCGGTTACGCAGCCGTTTTTAACAGCACGGCGGATATCGGGGATAGCTTCCGCGAGATCATCGCGCCTGGAGCCTTCGCGGGCACGCTGGGCGGCGATGTGATGGCCCTGATTGGCCATGACCGCAACCGCGTGCTGGGTCGCACCACGGCGGGAACCCTGCGGCTTCGCGAGGACGACATGGGGCTGGCGGTCGAGATCGATCTGCCCGACACCACGGACGGGCGAGACCTTGCAGTGCTGATCGAGCGCGGCGACGTGTCAGGAATGTCGTTCGGGTTTGTCGTCACGAAACAGCGGTGGGATGAGACCGGCCCGGTTCCGACGCGGACCATTGAGGCGGTTGATCTTCGGGAGGTCACGGTCACGGCGTTTCCCGCCTATGACGACACCTCCATTGCGCTGCGCTCGCTGGACGACGCCCGCAAGGAACACCGCAAGCATCACAATCAGTCGGGCTATTCCCTTCGGAAAGCCCGCACCGAGATGACCCTTCGGGGTCTGTAACCTCCCACGCGACCGCGTGAGGCCGGGCCGGGCTAGATCGGTCAACCGCAGCGTCGAGACGACGCCGCACCTCCCATAGATGGAAATTCTACCATGAGCACTGAACTGCACGAGAAGCGCGGTCGCCTCGTTACCGAAGCGCGCGCCGCCCTGGACGAGATCAAGGGCAACACCGACGACAGCCGCGCCGCCGAACTGGAAGCGCGTCACGACACGATCCTGGCCGAGTTCGACAAGACCGAGGCCCTGATCGAGCGTGAGCGCAAGGTGGCCGCTCTTGAGGCCCGCGCCGAAGAGCAGCGCGCCGCGCAACGCCCGATCCCCGGTGACGCCGAGGCCCGCGCGCAAGACGTTCAGGGCAAGCCGGAATATCGTGACGCCTTTGTCGCGCTGGCCCGCGCTGGCTTTGACCCGCAGGAAATCTCGCCGGAACTTCGCGCCGTCCTCAAGGCCGGTGTGACGGAACTTCGCGCTCAGACCACCACGGTCGGCGCCGGCGGCTACACCGTCCCCACCGATCTGGCCAACGCAGTTGACAAGACCCTGAAGGCTTGGGGGCCGATGTACAACGAGGACATCTGCACCGTCATCACCACGTCGAGCGGCAACCCGCTGGACTTCCCGAAGGTCGATGACACCGCCGTGGCCGTTGCCCAGCACTCCGAAGCTGCGGCGATGACCGACGACGGCGGCGTGGACGCCACGTTCACCAAGCTGACCCTCGGCGCCTTCGCCTACGACACCGAGTGGGTGCAGATTTCGATGGAACTGCTGCAAGACAGCGCCATCAACATCGAGCAATTCCTCGGCGAACTGCTGGGCGAACGTCTCGCGCGCCGCGTCAACAGCGAACTGACCGTGGGCGACGGCACGGGCGACCCGCTCGGCATCGTCGCGGCTTCGACCTTGGGTGTTACCGCCGTTTCGCAGACGGCGGTGACGTTCGATGAACTGCTGGACCTCTACCACTCGGTGGACCCGGCCTATCGCGCCTCCCCGAAGGCGCGCTGGATGTTCAACGACACCACCCTGAAGGCTATCCGCAAGCTGAAGGGCGGCGACGGCCAGTACATCTGGCAGATGGGCGATGTCCGCACGGGCGCCCCCGGCACGCTGTTCGACAAGCCGTACTCGGTGAACCAAGCCTGCGTGAACGGCGCGACCGGCACCAAGCCCATCGTGTTCGGTGACTTCGGCAAGTACTACGTCCGCAAGGTCGGCGCTCCGGTGATCGGCGTGCGGCGTGAGTATTACTGGCCAAACATCGGCCTGGCTGGCGTGGTTCGCCTCGACGGCGATCTGATCCAGACCGGCGCCGTGAAGCACTTGATTCAGGCGTGATCCTAACCGGGGCGGGCTTCGGCCCGCCCCTCCATCTCCAGATGAAAGGCTAGGACATGTCCTACATTCAAACCGGCTACCGGAACGAAGACGGCGTGATCGTCACCCAAGGCCAGACTGCGGTGACGCAGGCGAGCAGCATCACCACGGGCGTCACGTGCGACGCCTACACGGGCGTTATCACCACCGTCTCGCAGACTGTGGCGGGCGGCGCTGAAGCTGAGTTCACCGTGACCAACGCCAAGGTTGCGGCGACTGACGTGGTTGTCGCTTCGATCAAGACGCACACCTCGGCGGGTGACTTCATCGTGGCGGTTTCGGCCATCGCGGCGGGCAGCTTCAAGCTGCGGCTGACCAACCTTCACACCTCGACGGCGGGCAACAACGTCCTCGTCATCAACTTCCTGGTGTTGAAGGCCACGGCCTGATGCGACTGCGGATGCTGACGGGCATTGCCGGGGCCGATTTTGTCGTCAACCCCGGCGAGGAAACCGAGCGTTTCAGAGGTGAT